TTCTTTTTTCTTTCACAAAGTAGCTTGCTAATCTCACCGCATCTTCTGCTCTTCCTTGATACAACATCAACTTATGCATGCCATGTGGCCAAAGTTCATTGATTTCATCTGAATACAATTCTGCATTATTGATGATCATGTGAAAGTGGATTCTTGTTTTCCCCTCTGCAATATAGATGTACTTTAATTCTTTATCCAATTTTTTATATCTACGTTTGAGCCGTCTTATAAAATTCTGAATATCTTTCTTCGCATCTTCCCATGTAGCAGGCTGTTCTTTATATGTGAGTGTGATGTAACAATCATTTGTATTGAAATTGTTATCAATCAACATTCTTAACATTGATTCTGCCTGTTTTTCATTTTGTTTTTTTTGTGCCTCTTGTGTAATGCTTTTCTTTTTTACACGTTTGCCATTCTTTCTATAGGTTCTTGATGTGTGATAATCAAGTACCTCTATCATATTTTTAGATATGACTTTTTTACGCTTCCTCATCGTAATTACTCCCCATGGTTGATTTGTTAATATGTTATATCTAGTTAATTAGGAAATACCTCTATAACAGGTATTTCCTATCTTTATCGCTCCATGTATGATATAATTACATTAGGTTAGTTACGTAATTTACGTACATGAATTGGCTGCTTTAATTAGTGGCCTTTTCTTTTTGCCTTGGATAGTTGCAATGCATGTCCCCTTGTACTATTTCTAAATATTGACATGTATCGCAATGTTCCATGCAGATTATTCCTTTGGCCTGTCTACAATGAATGTAGGCATGGCCTTTTTTATTGCAGTCATCACATATACTGCAATATTTACTCATTACACACCGCATTAAGCAATATCCCTCTTGTTCTTTCAGCTAGATAAAATGTATATTCCTTAATTGGGCCTTTCCCTGTAATTCGCATTTCATAACTACCCTCTTTACGCTTCAAGAATATGGCGCATCCATTAGCCAATATTGTAAAGTCCATGCTAGTAGCTTTGTTATTTACAGTTATGCTTGTAATAGACTCTTTCAATATTTCAGCTTCTTCTTTAGTGAACTTTAAATATCTTATTAGTAGATCCATTGCTTTTTCTTTTTTGAGCATCATAACTTATCACCTTCTTAACTCTGTTTAACATCCAAATTGTGATACCAGTTGTTAGTGTTAGAACTACATTAATTAATATTTGCCAGCCTTCTGCTTGCTCAATTCCGCAATATAGGCCTAATCCCAATATTCCCAAGCACCATTGCACGGTTGTTATTAAATTTATAATGTTCATCTTCTATGCCCCCTTTAACCACTTCATATGCTGACCTTTCATCCATGCTTCAAATTTTTCAACATGGACCAGCGTTTGTTGTGGTCCTAGTTGCATACATATTTCACTAAATCTACCTTCACGGCGGATCATATCTATTCTTCTATAGATATACATCTTGCTTCGTCCCCATATCTTAGCTAGTGTGCTAATTGGGACATATTTTGGTTGAACACTTTCCATTACTACACATTTCCTTTCTATTTCATCATTCTTTCAGAATTGGTATAATCACCTTGAAAGGAGGTGATTACATGGGATTTGAAATTAATGGATTTGATGAACTAAAAGCCCATCTTTCCAAAATTGAAGATAACCTTTCTAAAATGGGCAAAACTGATAGCCTTAGTTTTCATGAAGTCTTTACTAGTGACTTTATGTCTAAACACACTAACTATAGGTCTTTTGATGAATTCTTATCAGCTAGCGGTTTTACTCAATCATTTGAAGATATCCCAGATGATGATTGGGATATCTATATTTCACAGCATTCAAGCTTTACATCTTGGAAAGAAATGGTTGATACTGCTGTAGAACAATATGTAAGTAAAAAACTGGGTTTTTAATAACCTTCTTAAAAGCACACTATACAATTTGGTGTGCTTTTATTTTATTTACTAACTTATTCATCTTCTTTAGTTCCTTGATTGCTTCATCTAATTCAGTTTTATCTACTCTAATTCTTACTAAATATTCTTTTGTTTTATTTGTTTTAATATGTACAACCTCTTCTTTTTCTAAATGACTAATATCTACTTTTAAGTTGTATCCGTCTTTTTTTGCTAACTTAATTGCATCTACTAGATCATTTAACTTACTTCCCACATTATCCATATGTCGCTTTAATTGAGTATTGAAATTACACTCTAACTTTCCTGCAATTTTGATTTCTTTCATTTGTATTACCTCTACTAAATACTCCTATCGCTTTATCTAACCTATAGAGCTCAATGAACCTATTACTGTTCTACCTGCAACGGTAACTTTGAAAGATAAGTAGCTTCATATTCTAATACAGTAGAAACATTGAGAAGGATTTCATTTGCTCCTGCATATGTAAGTCCTTCTTTTTCTTTTAATAAAGCAACTACTTCCATTACAGTTGGATCTTGATATAAATCCTTAACTACCCGTAATTCCCAATCATTCATTGGTGGTCTTAAATCTTTCATTTGATTTCACCTCTTTGTTTTGTTTTCATTATTTATTCATGTATAATATTTTTGATAGGATAATGACATATGCTGAACTACTTGGTAACAAGTAGATGTTAAGGATAAAAAGCCTAAACGATAACATTTTGGTGATGGAACCACAACTCAAAAAACTTAACGAATCTAACGAATTTTTAAATAATGCTACTGCAAAAATTATGGAAGGAATGAAAGACCAAGGTATTACTTCTATAGTCTCTCAAGTAGAAGCTTGGAGATCCAAAACATTGGACCTTCAAAATGCTGATATGCTTAAACAATTCCGTGAAGCTTCTAAAGTAAAGGATGTTTACACGTCCCATTAGTAAGTAATTACTAATTGCAAATTGGGTGAATTCAAGGAATCTCCTGCTGCAACAGGACAACCTTGAGCCAAGACAAAGTAAATGCCTTGTATACTTTGTAAGGTGCAACGCATAGATGGTGAGTAGCATTACCAATAATCCATCCACGAGCGCCCAATATCCTATCTATTGCCACTAACTTTTGTTAGTGGCTTTTTATTTTTCCATTTGATTTCACCTCTCTGCTAACTTCCCCTTACTTTTTTATTGCCTCTTTAATTTACACGGTTTTCCGTGCTTATTTTGTAAAAAAAAGACGATAAATCTCTTGTGGTGGTAATGGTTCAGCTTTGCTTTCATTTGCCACCTTGTCGATTTCCTTCTGTGTAAATGGAACTCTATTTCCAAGTCTTTCATATATTTGAGTAGTACCAATACCTAAGAACTCTGCAAACTTGTTTATTGTTCCATAGTTTTCTTTAATAAATCCCCTAAGATAGTCATAATTAAAAGCCATTCTATCACCTCTTTTCTATGTACGGCTTTCCGTGCTTTAATGATAACCTAGTATTAGACTGATGTCAACGCTTTTCCGTGTTTAAGTTTAGTTTATACTTGCTTTTGTTCGCTTTTCCGTATATAATGACTGTATCGATAGACATTTAGGAGAACTTAAAATGAAAGAGAAATTTATAGAACGTTTAAACTCAATTCTACAAAAACGCAATCTAAGTCAAGCAGATTTATCTAAAATGACTGGTATTCGTTCATCATCAATTTCCGATTGGTTAAATGGAAAATATGAACCAAAACAAGATAAAATCTCAATTATTGCAGAGGCATTAAATGTAAGTCCAGTTTGGCTTATTGGTTATGATGATACATCTTCTAATCAGTCTGAAGGTTACTATGTAGATCCTGAAACTGCAGAATATGCGGAAATGCTTCGCACTCGTCCAGAAATGCGTATGTTATTCTCCGCATCACGTGGTATTTCTAAAGAAGAAATGCAAGAAGCGGTAAACTATATAGAATTTATCAAATCTAGAAATAAAAAATAATACTATTAGGGGTTGTTAGTTTGATTATTAATATTATTGAGTGTGATATTCCTAATGTAAAAGCCATTTCATCAACTGGGGAAGATGAAGGTGTCCACAATATTTATATCCGTAAAAATATGTCTATTGAAGATATGCGTAACGAAATAAAGCACGAGTTATTGCATATTCTTAATGATGATTTCCATATAGATCATCATGTTAATTTAATTGAACATATGGTAAGACGTAGAGAACTTACTGATGATGTATTAGAAGAAATAGATTTCTATCATCATGTATTGTAATGTATAAATTATTTGAAGGGAGCATTGTCAAAAAGCTTATTTTGTGATACACTCTGTATACGGAATCTGGGGAGACTTAGCAATAAGTTGCAACCTGAAAAAAAGCTGTGTACAGAAATGTACGCAGCTTTTTTTGTTGCTATGAAACCATTTAAAGATTATGACGACCAAATTAAAATTTTGCAATCTAGAGGCCTACTGCCCATTATATCTGATAATAATCTTACAAACTCAGACATTATAGACAAAAATGATGGGTGTATATCCATTTCCAAAAATCCTCTACCATATGCAAAAACATTACTGCAATCATATGGTTACTATAATATTGTTAATCTCTATAACAAACCATTTGTACACAATGATACATATGATAAAGATATGGATTTTTTTAAGCTTATGAGCCTACACGAAATAGATACTATTATAAAATCGCTCCTGTATTCCCCAATCTTTATTGCAGAACAAAAATTAAAAACGACTATTGCATACTCATTTGCACAAAAATATGGTCCTTTTGATTCAACATCTTTAATAAATTACGTTGAGCCTTATTTAGATTCGTCAAATTATAATCGTTCATTAAAAAATAATCATAATAAGCCTCAATGTAATGACCTTATAAAACATTTTACTAACATCCTAACAGATAACCCTAATTATCCTCCTTTCAAACACTATCAGACTAAACATGGACATATTCCTATTTGGGTATTCATTAATAAACTTACCTTTGGTGAAATGAGAAAAATGTATGAAGTTTTGAAAATACAACAAAATATTTCTAATGTTTTTAATTTGAATCCATCTGAATTACGTAGTACATTAATTTACCTTAATAACGTTCGTAATGATTGTGCACATGGAACAAATTTCTTTCAACAAACCTATCCCGCATTAAAGTCATCTATTAAAATTATCTCTGATTTTGAAACAACCTTCTCTTTTCAAAAATCTTCTATTGGAAATTTATTTACATGTCTTTGTTTATTAAAACCATTCTTACCAACATTAGATTATTACAAAACATGTGATGCTTACTTTAATGAAGTTTTTATAACTGTGATTTCTAAGCATCCTATGCCACTAATTACGCCATACGTCATGAAAAAACTAGGTGTTACTAGCTTACAAGATGCTCGAGACAAATTGTTCTATTTGAAATCATACAAATAAAAAAGTCCCCTGCTATGCGCCAACAGAACAAGGGATTACAATACACCTAAGAGGTATACCGCATCAATTTATTTTTTTATACCATACCTCTAAGGCTTATTTCTTATACCATTTTTAGCCTAGGAGATGTTTATATGTGGGTTGAAACACGAACTACAAAAGAAGGCAAAACTCGTTATAGATTTTTTGAGAGGTATACTTGCCCATATAGTGGCAAAGTAAAACGTGTATCTGTTACATATACCACAAATAGCAGACAAGCACATAAGGCTGCACAGATTGAATTACAATCATTAATCAATAAGGCAACTAACACTAATGTTGCTATGGAAATGACTTTAGATACATTACTTACCAAATATCTTGAGTCTAGACAATCATTTAGGAAACCAGCTACTCAACGTAATTACAGGATCTATAAAAACAAGATTTTAGAAATTATACCTGCAGATATCCTTATAGGGAATATAAATACTTATATATTACAAAACGCTTTAGATTCTATTTTATTAAATCGCTCTTATTCCTATACGAAAGCTATCTTTAGTTTACTACGTCAAGCTTTCAAATATGCTCGTCGTATGGAATTTATTCATGATATTTCTTTTTTTGATAATCTAGAACTTCAAAAACCTGTACTAAATGTAGAGAAAGTACAACGACAACGAGATAAATTCTTAACACAAAAAGAACTAAAATCATTGCTTACTAAATTAGATGCTATCAATCCAACTGTTGCCCTCTTATGTGAATTTCAATCCTTAACAGGTTTACGCTTTGGCGAAATGGTAGCGTTGCGTGTTCAAGATTATGATGAGAGAAAATCCGAAATTGATGTGAATGCCTCTTTATCTTCTTATGGGAGTTTAAAAAACGAGGCTATTAGATCATCGCCTAAAAACATTTATTCAATTAGAAAGGTATCCTTAGATGCTAGAGCCAAACAAATAATTAATCATTTTATTACCATGAATAAATCAAAACAATTATGGAAACCTCGTTTTGCAAAAACTGATTACATCTTTGTAACAGATGGTGGTTATCCATTTGATGTGCATTTTGTAAATAAAATATTAAAGAAAGTTGATTTTCACAAACCGATTAGTTCACACACATTCAGACATACACATATTTCATTTCTAGCAGAGGCTAATGTGCCATTAAAAGCAATCATGGAACGTGTTGGCCATAATGAACCACGTACTACATTAGCAGTTTACACACATGTTACTGATGAAATGAAATCAGAATTGAATAACGCTATTAATAAAATTGGATCTGCTATTAGTCATAAATAGAAAAATGCCCCCATTACATACTGCATGCAATGGGGGCAAATTATTTTATTCTTTTGGGGGCAAAATGGTGGCAAAATTGCGTTATAATTCGTTACAATTCGTTATAATTTCAATTCCACAACACCATCATAAACCTTTATTCTTACTATGTTTGTTATAGTCCGTTACAATTTGTTATAATCCGTGATAGTTGTATGTATTGGTGGCGGAGAGGGTGGGATTCGAACCCACGGCCCCTTGCGGAGTCACTGGTTTTCAAGACCAGCTCCTTAAACCACTCGGACACCTCTCCATAACGGTACTATTATATCAAATTGGTCTAATAATAAGCAACAACGTAATACGTAAATAAGCAATAATATAATACATAAGCAAGCAAAAAAGCTGACTTACAGCCAGCTTTTTCATTTGTATTTAACATTTAGTATTGCCCTAATCTATTAGTTATTTATCATATATGTTAGAATAGGTCTTTTTTCCACATGCCAATGATAGCAATGATAGAACACACCACAGAAATACCTACTACTTCGTAAAATCCATTTGGATCATCCTGGAATGGCAACGCCACATTCGTTCCCCACAGGCTGAATATGATTGTGGGCACTGCCAAAGTAATCGTAAGGGCCGCCAACATTTTCATCACCATATTGAGGTTATTTGAAATAATCGATGTGAAGGCGTTCATCATATTCATCAAGATATTTGAATACATTTCAACCATCTCGATGGCCTGTTTATTTTCAATGATAACGTCTTCCAAAAGATCCTCATCCTCTTCGTACATTTTAAGCAAATGTCTATAAGTGCTGTGACCACGCAAGCGCAATAGGCGTTCCATAACAGTTCCATTCGTACGCAACGCAGAGGTAAAG